GAACAGGAATCCATACACGCTTAAAATACAGTATTCAGCTAAGAAGGCTAATAGATGGATTGATGCTGTAAACCTAACGAATGAGACTACAGAGAAAATCAATCGTCAATTAGACTGTGGAGCGTTCTATGAGCTTTCTAAGGCATACAATGTTCGATTAGTGATTCAAGATAAGCTAAGTGATTTAGTAGACTCAGTGTTGCTTGTTCGTTCATCCAGAGTTCTTTGGGCGTGGGGTGACAACAGAGCATCAGTCGGAGGATTCCCAGAGTTGGATGGACACTTCGAGTCACATCTTCCAGTTGCATTCCACAGTAGCCTAAATGTTGAAGATGGCATTATGTCTAATGGAAAGCCGATACAGGAATTTGCATTGACATCCAAAGATGGCAAATCAAATAAATTTACTGGTGATTTAAACAATCTGAAAACAGCAGGGAATTACCATGCTTTTGGAGTGCAACATAATCCGCAAGGCGCTAACAATTACGGATATGTAAATGTAATAACTCACAGCAGTGATTCAAGCTACTGTGTGCAGTTTTATGTTCCGTTTAATGCAGACCAGCTATATATGCGCAGGAGCGAGTCAAATCGTTGGAGCGAATGGATAAGAGTTGTTACGACTGGCGTTGATACTGGTTGGAAAACAGCCGTTTTGCAAAGCGGTTGGCAAAACAGAATGGAATACGGTCCTGTTCAATATTCTAAGAGTATTGACGGAATTGTTCACATGAGAGGCGTTGCCAAAGATGGTAGTACATCAAAAGAGACAGTAGTACTAACATTACCAGAAGAATATAGGCCTAAGACTCAAGTTTACACATTCGGGATGAACGACAGTTTTGAGCCTGTGTCATTAAGTATTAATGAGTATGGATCCGTTACAATCAAGCGTAACGCTGACGATAAATGGCTTGGATTTCATAGTGTTAGCTTTAAAATTTAAAACTAAAGAAAGAAGGAATTAAAATGGTAAACAAAATCAATGAAAATTTAATGGACTCATTACGCTTAGTAAGTATCGATTTCGTGGTGATCCACAACGATGCAGGAAGTATGACACCTGAACAATACGTAGATTGGTTACGTTATAGAGACAAGGCATTGGGAATCGCGCATTATTACTGCAACCGCAACACAATCGCACGAGTGATTGATACGTTCAATATTGGCTATCATACGGGCGATTGGTGGAGTAATTGCCGTTCAATCGGATATGAAGTGTGCGAGAGTATGAAGGTAAGTGATGAAGAATTTCTTCAAAACGAAGATATGACATTGATGCAAGCTGCTGAAGACTTAATCTATTATGGATTGCCAATCAATACTAGCACTGTTAGATTACATCACGAGTTCGTGCCAACAACGTGCCCACATCGTAGTATGGAATTGCATGGTAATTCTACTGAAAGTGTGAAAGAATACTTTGTTAATCGTATGCGCTATTTTGCTACATTAGGCAATACAGTTGATGAAATGCTAGGGCAAGTATCGGACGGTCCTACTACGCAAGAAACGGTTCAAACAGAAACAACTACTCAAAAATCTAGTGGTAAGTCAGTAGACGAAGTAGCGCAAGAAGTATTGCAAGGCGTTTGGGGAAATGGCCAAGAACGTTATGACAACCTAAAAAACGCTGGATATAATGCACAAGAGGTACAAGATAAAGTCAACAGTATCTTAAACGGTGAAACACCTAGCAATAGCACTAGCACAGACATTGACAGCGTAGCTCAGGAAGTATTGCAAGGTCTCTGGGGCAATGGCCAAGAAAGATATGATAATCTCACTAATGCAGGATATGACGCTCAAGCGGTTCAAGATAGAGTTAATAGTATGCTAAGCGGTGATGATTCATATACAAGCGACTACGATATTGACGAAATCGCAAACCAAGTCCTTCAAGGATTGTGGGGAAATGGTCAAGAACGCTATGACAGTTTGACTAATGCTGGATACGATGCACAAGCTGTTCAAAACCGAGTTAACGAATTACTTTCTTAAAAAGGAGATTGACTATATATGGAATTAGAACAAATTAAGAACAGAATTACTGTATTAGAAGCGAAAGTGACTACTAAGCAGGCAGATATTAATCGCATGAACGAAGAAAAAGCGCAATATGAACAAAAAATTCAAAATCTTTCAGAAGATATTCAACGCTTAGAGCAAGACAACTCAAACAAACGTGATGAAATCAAAAAATACAAAACTGTCGTAGAAGTCATGGAGTTGTAGTAGATGGTAGATGTAGAATTTAACGTATTGACCATGCATTTGCAAGGGTTAATGCGCAGTCCGTATATTCAAATCTTGTTTTGGTTAATTTGCTTTGATGTAGTTTCTGGCTATATCAAAGCATTTAAACTCAAAAGATTTGACAGCAAAACAAGCACAAATGGACTATTAAGACATGCGCTTGTTTGCGTTGTAGTTATTGTGACTGCTATGTATGCGAGAGCATTAGGGCACCGTGAAATCGGTGTAACTACATGCTTATTTTTTATCTTCAGTTATGCAGTATCACTTGCTGAGAATTGGGAGGCATTAGGGTTGCCGTTCCCAGAATCACTTAAACCGTATCTAAAAACGATGCGACAACAACAAGAAAATAAATTTAAAAAAATAACAAATAAGAAAGAGGTTGAATGATTATGGAACAATTACAAGCAACAATCGTCAATGGAATCGTGAGCGTATTAGTAGTATTAGTTGGCTTAGCATTTACTGGATTGAAAGGATTCATCGAAACTAAATCTGCTGAATTAAAAGCAAAAACGGATATTAAGAACTACGAGTTGGCGAAATCAATCACTAACACGGTCGTGAACGCTATGGAACAAATCTTCAAAGATGTGCATAACGCTAGTGAAGACAAGTTCCAAGCAGCATTCGACAATGTAACGAAAGAGCTTGAAAAAGCTGGAATCAACTTGGATGACGAATCCAAGAAGGTATTGATTGAATCTGTCGTGAATGGATTCAACGAATTGAAGAAGATTGAAGGATAAGAACACGGATCCACAGAGGGCTCATTGCGAGTCCTCTTTTTATTTATAGGAGGGAGGAACGTATGGAAAAAACAATCGAAAAACATTTAACTATTACGTCTGTTTATCGAGACGTTGAAAAATTAGGGCATGAAATTTACAGTCAAGACAAAGGTACTGCAACATTCAAATTTACTGTTGATAAATTAACGGCTTCAAAAGTTCTTTGCTTGTTTTATTTCAAATATACAAAACGATATATAACTGTTGAAGCTATAATCTCAGAAAATACAATTACAGTTCCATTCGACAGTACTTTAATCATTGCCGATGAGCCTGTGGTTGGTTATGTATATTTCGAGAAGGTAGAACAATCTACCGACGTTTACTCATTTGCATTTAATGTATGGGTTAGTGCTATTGATAAAGCAAAAAAAACACCGTTAGTCGAACGCACGACAGGCCGCATTGTAGACGTTGCAAATATTGTAACGAAACAAGAATTAGACGAACTCTTTACAAAAATCAAAGAGCAAGGTGGCACTTATGACGATAGAAACCTGCGTACTGAAATCGGGCGAATTTCAACCGAAATTGAGACTTTAAAGACAAAGACGGATAAAGACACTATATATGATGATAGTGCCTTGAAACAACGTATATCAGCACTAGAATCAAAACCAAATATCGACACAAGTAACCTTGCTACAAAAGATGAATTAAGAAACATCTCGTTAATGCCAGGGCCAAAAGGTGATAAAGGCGAAACTGGCGAACGTGGGCCGATAGGATTGACAGGACCGCAAGGATTGACTGGACCTAAAGGAGAAGCTGGGGAACGCGGACCTCAAGGAGATGCTGGGCCAAGAGGAGCAGACGGACTCCAAGGACCAATGGGACCTCAAGGTTTACAAGGAGAACGAGGGCAAGACGGACAGAGAGGTGAACGTGGGGAACAAGGACCAATCGGACAGACTGGGCCTGCCGGACCACAAGGTATCCAAGGTGAACGCGGACCGAAGGGTGACGACGGTATTCAAGGACCTCCAGGACCTAAAGGCGCTGACGGAGTCGGAATTCCACAAACACTATCGCTTAGCGGTAACACACTTACTCTATCTCATGGTGGCGGAACTGTAACTCTACCCGCCTCTGGTCAAAATGCACCTACTCCATCAACTTCCTCTAGCGAACTAATCGGCGAAGGAATGCCAAACGGTAAAGTCGATGGTACTATCGGACAGACTTATGTCGATACTAAGAAAACTAACGGAGCTTTGAAATGGATTAAACGTACAGCGTCAGGTAACCAAGGTTGGTTTGTGTTAGACGGGGATACAGGTTGGAAAAAACTAAACGTACTGTCTAAATTAGGTAATTCTTATATGCAAGTCCGAAGAGTTAATAATACCGTATATTATCAATTCGGAGGACTACAATGGGGTTGGTTCGGAATTGTTAGACGGGGTAATCCAGCATTCATTGCACACCCGGGTAACCGTGAAAAGAAATGCTTCCTTATAGCAAACGGCGGTATACCTTTAGGATATAGAACGTCTGGTTCGCTAATCGGTCAGATTTTCAACGATGACGGCGTTCCATACGGGACGTGGTATGTAGGCGGTTATGGTGATGCAAATCACATGCGTTTCCAATTCAACGACCCAGTACCAACCGATAGAGATATCGGAGATATAAGGGTGTCTAATATAACTTATATTACAGACGATCCTTGGCCAGCAGTATAATGAAGAGTAATCAAAAAAGCCTACCTTAATTGGTAGGCTTTATTTTTTTTGCATTTTTCTCAAATTATTTAAAAAAAGTGTTGACATTATATGCCAAATGGTATATAATATAATTGTAAGGAGGTGAGGGAATGGAAGAAAAAATCACAACTCTAGTAGCGATCGTTGGAATTGCGGTTGCAATATCAAAAGAGGCTAGAGAGTGGTACAAAGCCACAAAAAAAGAAAAACGACAAAACCCGACACGCAAAAGAAGGATATGACGTTTTTCAAGAGGGGAAGGATAACTTTCCTCCCCTCAATTATATATTAATTAGAAAGAGGAAATCAAGATGAAACATATAATAATTATTATCGTAGTCGCTTTGATTGTATTGTATGCAGGAGGAAATAAGAACGACAATTAAACAGGAAGAATAAATACAGAAGTTTAGGAGGGCACTATGTTAAGAGCGGATGAAGAAAAAATAGTATGGTTATTTGAGAATTATTCAGGATATCGAATTGCAAAAGAGAGCGGTGTTTCACAGCCGCTCATTGCAAGACTAATCAATGGAACTAGAGAATTGAAAAACGTTTCGTTTGAAACAGCAAGCAAATTAAATCAGTGTGCAGAGAGACTTATAAAAGATGACTTTAAAGGTGAATAGTAAAAAGGATAGTCAACAATCTTGCTTTTGACTATCCTTTTGACTTTCTAAACGTCTAAAATAATACATAGTTTTCTAATTTTGAAAAAATGAAAATGCTGTTATATCAACGTTTTCCGTACTTTTCATTTGTAATATAATCGACTAGTTTTTTTATCCTCCCAAATAAATATTTCTAATCCTTTTTTCCACGAAGCCTGTTATATCAATGGTTTCGTGGTTTTTTTATTTTCTGATTTTTGCTTTTGACTATCCTTTTGACTTTCTTAGACATCAGTTTATCAAATTTATCAATCGTAGTATCTCTTTTATTGTTTGTAACGTGTGTATAGATATTAGCAGTAGTCTGTATATCTCCATGTCCTAATCTGTCTTGGATGTCCTTTAAATCTGCTCCAGCTTCTGCTAATAACGATGCGTGAGTGTGTCTGAAACCGTGAGGAGTGATTCTAGGGAAGTTAGTGCCTTCTAGTATCTGATTCAACCAGTACACGGCTGTATTAGACGAATAGAACGAGTTATTGCGATTCTGAAATACATACGTTTTATTTCCGGATAATTCTTTCCATTCATTAAGTAAATGCTCTAGGCTGTTATTTATGCGAATTATACGCATTCCATTCTTTGTTTTAGTCTGAGAGATATATTTATCTTCAATCGAACGTGCAACCGTCTTATTAACGTTTATAGAATGATTTTTAAAGTCAATATCATTCCAAGTGAGGGCAAAAGCTTCACCACATCTTAATCCAGTATAACTTAATAGATAAAAGAAGGTATACACTTCCTTAAACGGTTCAATATATTTAAGAAATCTGATTAATGTGTCCCGATCATAATACTTTAATTTATCATCTTTAAACTCATCTGATTTAGGAAGGTCAACTAAACTCATAGGATTTTTATCAATCAGATTAAGTTTTTGAGCATACTTAAATATCATTTGAGCATATATCTTATAGGACTGAGTACTTTTAGGATATTTTACATACCATTGATTCACTTGAGCCTGGCAATCTTGAATGGTAATTGTATCGATATAGTAATCGCCAAACGCGGGTAGTATGTGCTTTTTAAAATAAGTCACAGTCGCTTGAAATGTGCTAGGTCTTACGCGTTTCTGATACGTTACTACCCATTCGTTATATAGCTCTCTGTAAGTGAACTTTTCCTTAACCACTAATCCAGTATCCATCAACTCAACTTCTAGTCGTTGAAGTGCAGTAGTTGCTGCTAAGACAGATTCAAATCCGCGTCTAGTAGTATACTGCTTTTTACCTGTCTTAGGATTAGTACCACAATAGACTTGAAATTGATAATAGGCTTTACCGTCTTTCTTCTTATATGGCTTGATTCTATCATCGATTCTTTTCCTTGCCATTCTTTACCATCCTTTCTGTTTATGGTAAAATAGGGCATAACAAATAGCCCTATTTTAGGGTGATTTTTGACATTTACCACACTTGTTTCTTGGCGGAGGCAGTGTGGTATTTATTTATAATAAGATTAATCATTTAAATTTCTAGCAAGCTTATCTATTACATCAATAGGTAACTCTAATATATCGAATGCCGTTTTGCCAGAGAATAATTTTTTAGGGGTTAATGAACCTTTTTCTATATAACTATCCAAAGAAAATAGAGTAAGTAAATCGTTTAATAAACGTCCGCGTAAAAAATCATCATTTAAAAAAGCAAAAACTAGATATAAGCAAGTAACC